TTTGTCGATAATCCACGAAACATAGGATACGACATTGAAGGGTATGACTTGCCGGAATTACGGATTCATGAAATATGTGTGGATGCGGATGAACCAGTGAAAGAAACGCTCACATTGACAGAAAGACGTGATTCCAGACGTGACAGCCTGGAACTCAGATGCAAGAAAGCAGCCGAACTGGTCAATTCATCAAATGAACAGTGGTTGGTGTGGTGTGACTTAAATGCGGAAGGTAAACGACTGGAAGAATTGATTGATGGAAGTAAGAACGTTGAGGGCAGTGACACCAATCAGTATAAGGCAAGCACAATGTATGACTTCTCAAACGAAACCCTGAAATGTCTTGTGAGCAAACCAAAGATAGCCGGATTTGGTATGAACTGGCAAAACTGTCATAACATGATATTCACAGGGCTGTCAGACAGCTATGAATCATATTATCAGGCAGTGAGAAGATGCTGGAGATTCGGACAGGAAAAGCCGGTTGATGTGTACATAGTTATTTCCGCAAGAGAAGGTTGCGTAAGAGATAACATCGAAAGAAAGCAGAAAGACTTCATACGAATGCAGACGGAAATGACGGAACTCACAAAAGAAATAACGAAGAAAGAGCTGAGAAGCACATGCCGGATCAGTACACCGTATGAACCGAATGTAAAAATGATTTTGCCAGATTGGGAGGAATTTGCATCATGAACGTTCTGAGTCAGATGATTGATGAAAAGTATGCTATCTATAACGGAGATAGTTGTGAGGTAACAAAAAACATACCGGATAATAGCATCCATTACACACTGTTTTCTCCGCCGTTTGCGTCACTGTATACATACAGTAACAGCGACAGAGACATGGGAAACAGCAAGGGAGATGATGAATTTTATCATCACTTTGAATATCTTGCGAAAGAGTTATACAGAATCACGATGCCGGGACGGCTTCTCAGTTTCCACTGCATGGACTTGCCGATGATGAAAGAGCGTGATGGAGTCATCGGACTGAAAGACTTTCCAGCTATTGTCCGTCAGGTGTTTCAGGACTGCGGATTCATCTATCATAGCAGAGTGACCATCTGGAAGAATCCGGTCACGGAAATGCAAAGAACAAAGGCACTCGGTCTGTTGCATAAGCAGATTCGGAAGGATTCTACTATGTGTAGACAGGGAATACCGGACTACATCATCACAATGAGAAAGCCGGGAAAGAATCCAGAAAGAGTATCTCATACTCACGAAACCTTCCCGGTGGATGTGTGGCAGAACTACGCAAGTCCGGTATGGATGGACATCAAACAGTCAGACACGTTGCAGAAGAAATCAGCAAGGGCTGAAAAGGACGAACGGCATATATGTCCGTTGCAGTTGGATGTTATTCAGAGATGCATCGAATTATGGACAAATCCGAATGACATCGTATTCGATCCGTTTGCTGGCATTGGAAGTGTTCCGTATGTTGCCGTCAAACTGAATCGTAGGGGAATCGGAATCGAACTGAAACAGAGCTATTACGAGCAGGCGAAGGCAAATCTTGAAATAGCTGCACATGGGGATACGATGGACAATATTGTTGGTCAAATGAGTATCTTTGATTTTATCTAAGGGAGAATGAGAAATGATAATACTAACAACTGAACAAGTCGAATCACTCTGCGACCGCTGCCGGTATCCGATGACAGTGTCCGGTGATGATTTGGATGCACTGTGTGATAAGTGTCCGCTGAAAGTTGCGGAACGGATTGAGAAGATTGAGAGGGAGTGTGAGGCGTAAGCTATCACACAGAATAAAAAAGAAAGGAGTAATGGAGCTCCGGCCGGGCAAATCATGATGGCTCCTTTCGAAAAAAATGGCAGAAGTATATTATAGCAGAGTTTACACAGACAGACCTGATTATGCTGATTTTGATTCACCGGCTAAATTTCAAGCAATACAGAGCATTGTTGGAAAGCACCTGAAAGAGCATCCGAATGCGATATGTTCATATAGCGGTGGGGCTGACAGTGACATTATGATTGATGTTATCGAAAGAGCAAGAAATGCGTTTAGTCTTCCGCCGGTCGATTATGTTTTCTTTAATACCGGATTGGAAATGAAGGCAACGAAAGACCACGTGAAGAGAACAGCTGAGAAGTATGACGTTGAGATTCGTGAAGTACGTCCAAAGGTAAACATCGTACAGGCAACAAGACAGCATGGCATTCCGTTTGTGTCAAAAATCATGTCTGGCGGTTTATCAGAATGGCAGAAAAAGGGAGTACCGCTATCGATTGCAGACGAATACAACGAAGCAGAGGACAAGCATGCGAAACGTCTGGAGCTGAAGGAACGGTATCCGAAATGTGAGAGCCTTATTAATTTTCTTTGTTGTTGCAATAAAGACGGAGAACCAAGACCAAACATTCAGCTTGTAATTAATTCCAGTAAGTACATGCTTGACTTTATCAGGAATTGTCCGCCTGATTTCAAAATCAGCGCAAAGTGTTGTGATTACTGTAAGAAACAAGTAGCTCACGAAGTTCAGAAACATTATGAAATGATAATCACCGGAGAGCGTAGGGATGAAGGCGGAATGCGATCAGTACCACGCAAGGACAACACGGCTCTATGCTTTACGGAAACAGCAAGCGGACAGTTCAGGCTTCGCCCACTGTACTATGTGAGTGATAAAGATAAAGCATGGTACAAGGATTATTATGGAGTACGGTATTCGGATGCTTATGAAGTATATGGTCTTACAAGAACAGGGTGTTGTGGATGCCCGATTTCATACAAGGCTATTGATGACCTTGAACTGATAAAACCATATGAGCCGAATGTTGTGAAGGCCGCATGGAATCTTTTCGGCAAGAGTTATCTGTACAGGCAAAAATACAACGAATTTAAAAGACTTCGTATGTATGCGGAAAAGTTAGAAAAATCAGATGAAACAATTCCGGGCCAGATGAGCATTGATGATTATTTGAAGGAGTGTGATTCATGATCGAAATCATAATGTCCGGAATGTGCGAAGGATGCGACATCGCAAAATTACAACTGCAGTATACAGTCGATAAAAAGCCGGACGGAATACATCGAGAATACTGGTTGGGATGCGAGTATGAACAGGTGTGTAAGAAGTGGAACAGGAAAGGAGCGAGTGATGAGTGAATTGAAAAAGTGTCCTTTCTGTGGCAGTGAAGCGGAAATATTTGAGGACATAACTTTTGAATGTGAAACAGGAAAGCAGATTGGAAAAATCAAGGCTTTTGCATGGTGTACCAATTGTTCTGCTTTAGTAAGCGGGGATAGCAAAGCAGAAGCTACGGAAGCATGGAACAGGAGGGCGAAGGATGACGAATGAAATATATTGCTTAACACTTGAACACTTCATATGTTATGACAAAGACAGGCATCGACTAGAGGAGCCATTGGTTGTGCAGATGATCGCAGATAGACAGTATGCACCAACTGCTATCTGCCTTAATCGAATGCTTGACATTATGAGAGAAGAATTGTTGAGAAGGAGTGCGAAGGATGACACTTGATGAAGCAATTAAACACGCAGAAGAAGTGGCGGAAGAAAACTCAAAATCATATGAGGAATGGTTGGCTTGTAAAAATAGAGGAAATGTTGGATGGTCAAAATCTGACATAGAATCTGTTGATAAAAGCATAGAACAATGTAAGAAATGCGCCGCAGAATATCGTCAGCTTGCGGAATGGCTGAGAGAATTGAAAGCATACAAAAATAAATATCATAAATATTACAAGCCACGGAGGGTGAAGGATGAAATGTCGTGAATGCATATATATGGACGATTTTGGGAATGGATTATACCGATGCACGAATCACGATAGCATCCATTACATGGAATACACGGGCGTTTGCTGTGAAGATGAATGTCCAGATGGAGAACCATTTAATTCTACGGAGCAGGAGGGCGGAGGATGACAGACATTAAATTTTATATCCCCAAAGATGAGACGATACCTACCGATCTTAGGTTGTATGTCGGCGACGTTTATGTCAAATATCACAGAATTGATCATGGATTCCGATTTGAAATTCTTTTGGACGATGAAAACGAAGCAATGAAAATTGCAGAAGAGATCGTCCAGAAGATGAAATACGAACATGATGAATCACAGCATGGTGTTTCGTGGAGAACAAAGTCACTTGTTGTAATCCATCAGGAAGAACGGTATAAAATCGGAACAATCATTGATTGGGAATACTATGTAAGAGATTCTTATTGATAGGAGGACGAACAATGACAACACAAGAAAAAGACCGCATCCAGAACGCAATCCGGCACATCAAGACCGCTTCTGATGTTGACGAGTGGGCGTGTGAATTGGCAGTGGAAGCACTCGAAAAGATGATGCCGAAGCCACCTATTATGGGATATGCCTTTCCTGAAAAGCTCCGAACAGTGCTCCTCAATAGAGGCGAAAAAGAAAGTGCGGAGGCAAAAACAGAGTGTTGCCCTGTTTGCGGACGTACTCTTGGAGTAAGTCAATTTGTAAAAGCACAATCAGGGTTACGATTTGGCGATCTTCATTGTAAAGGATGCGGACAGGCTATTGATTGGAGGATAGACGGATGACAACCGAAGACTGTTGCTACGAATGTACCGGATACGGTGACAATTACTATTGGGACGAAGAACAGCAAACATATGTGAATGCCTGTGTTGACTGTCCGTACAATGGGGAGGTGATGGGGGATGACGAATGAAGAAGCAAGAGTTTTTCTTTCAGACATGGTATTCATAGAATCCAAAACAGTCCTAAATTATATCAAGAAAGAAGCATTACAAACGGCAATCGAAGCACTGGAAAAGCAGATACCAAGAAAGGCAATTGGAGAACATTATGCTCATATGCGTTGCCCATCTTGCAATCACAGGATACCGAGCGGATTGGGCAGTAGTAGCAGAAGACGAGACAACTGGTGCAATTATTGCGGACAGCGGATTGAGTGGGAGGACGAAGGATGAAACCAGAAGAAGCAATAGATTATTTACAAGACCCGATAGGCAAAAGAGAAAAACATGACGAAGCAATTCAGATGGCAATCGAGGCACTGGAAAAGCAGATTCCGAAGAAACCGACGCTACATGAAGGGTGGTTGTACTGTTCGGTTTGCAAAAAAGATATCTTGATGGAAGGGTATAAGTTTTGTCCAGACTGCGGACAGCGGATTGACTGGATGGATGACGAAACATGACCAAAACATTATGCAGAAATAGACGGTTTTATTCGAGTTAGGGTGATTGGAGGGTAAAACATGACAAATGAAGAAGCAATCAATGTCTTGCGGAATACTGCATGGCTTGGGACCGAAAATGATCGAGAAGAAGTAAAAAAAGCCCTTGAGACGCTTTCCAACACTTCGGAAATCCCGAACAGTTCCGATGACCTGATAAACAGACAGGCGGCAATTTATGCGCTGAGAGACGCAGAAAATCATGCTTTCAATTCATACTATAAAGGCTTGAGAAAGGCTCATAAGATTATTGCAGACTTGCCATCTGCACAGCCAGAACCGCTTACTGAAAAAGAGAAAAGAATATTCCTTGCGGCGATGGGCAGAGAAGAGAAGGTCTGCAAACAGGTAGATGATGAGTGCAGAGATTGCCGTGAGCCATATGAGGACAGCCTTGTCAGAACTTGCCATGAAATTACAAGAAAGGTAAAAGGTGCGTTATGGACGATTTAGTCAGAAGACAGGCGGCGATTGATGCGGTGCATAAAGCAGGTATAACAGAGTACGATGAAACCTTGGCAATCGAAGAGATCGAGAGGGTGCCATCCGTACAGTCGGAAGAAGCAATTCCAACTGCTTGGTTAGAAGAACAAGCAAAATGGTTTGAGAGCATGGACAACGCTTTTGCAAAAATTGAAGCAAATAACATAAGGACTATGATTAAGAAATGGAGGAGGGAAAATGGGCGACACGATCAGCAGACAGGCGGCGATTGAT